AGGCCCCTACTAGACAGAGATATTTTTCTGTTCTTCAGTATAGAAGCTACTGGGATGATGAAAAAAGGAGAGCCATGAGGATTGTATCCCTTGCAGATCGTCCTGTAACCATACAGTATAATATTAATATTTGGACTAAGTATATGGAAGACATGGACCAGCTTTCTCAGCAGGTTAGAGCAGAGTTCAATCCATCTATTCAACTGAATACTAATTTTAGTAAAGATAGTAAGGTATTTCTCTCTGCTGAAACAAATAACTATAGTTTTTCGGTTGCAGATAAAGAAGATAGAATCATTAGAAAGACTTTTGTTGTGTCTGTGGAAACGTATATAAAGAATCCTGACTATTTGATAACCTCCTCTGGAAAAATTGAAGAGTTTAATCTGGATACAGAATTGTCGAAGTAGCATTTTTTTTGCGCTCTTTGCGTTTAAATTTACTAAATACAAATAGAGGTAATTATGAAATCCGTAACAAACGATAGTTTACAGAGACTCGAAATCTACTTAACAACCAATCAGGGCATTAAGAGAATGTGGCTTAATACCAGGGAAACAATGGTTGTTCCTTCTAGCTTTCTTAGCTCACAAGTGCATAACTTGTCAGAGAGAAGAATGCTAACGATCAGAAACGCTTAGGAGATAAAAAATGGTTAATTTTGTGAGCCCAGGTGTGTATGTCATTGAAAAAGACATCAGTGATTACACCCCTTCAATCAATCCTACCGTAGTAGGTATAGTAGGTTTTGCTACTAAAGGTCCAGGTAATAAGCCTACTCTTATTACTAGCGCCGAAAATTTAAAGAAAACTTTTGGTGAACCTCAAGAAACACTTGCAGGGCAAGGTCTTGAAGGTGCATTAGAAATTCTTAAAGATTGCAATCAAGTATACTATGTTCGTGCGGTGGACACTGCCACATCAGCAGATGCAAGCACCGTCGTTCGAATGGGGTCTGCTCCTGCAATTGGCGTTTCGGCTGGAGCGTTTGGTGTTACTAGTAGTATTTACCTTAAGGTTAAGATTACAGACAACAACGGGACCGTGCCTTCAGAGTTCTTAACTCCTAGATCCTATAGTGTTCCCGCTGGACTTACTGTTGGAGGCGCTGCGGCGACCTCTCAGGCTGCGGCTATGAAGTCGGTGCTCGGAGGTGATTTACAAGCGGATAAAGTTGGCTCGTATTTCAATGAGCATGACACTGACCTTACAGGTAGAACAGTAGGAATGTTAGGTAACTTCATAGTTGGAAACTACGCTGGGTCTGGTGCTACATTAAGTGTTTCTGCTTACTCTAGCAGTGATTTTGATGCAGCAAAAGGAACCCGAGTTCTTCTTGCTTTAGATGGTAGTGGAAACCCCTCGGCTTGTACCGCTGCTGGGTTACCCAACGCAGATAGAACTGATGATTTACCTTATAGACACGCTTTGGTGTCATCACTAACAGTAAAAGGATTTACTTTTGTTGATGCTTCTGCAACTTCTGGTTTAGGTTATAAGGTCGAATCACTACATCCTGGAACGGGTTACAACACTTCAACCAATGCAGATGGTGCAACCTTGGGTATTCAAGCTCAGGTTACTCCTCTAGGAAACAGAGATGCTATATTTAATGTCCTCTCTCAAGGTGCTCAAGAAGAGAATAGGGTTGTATCTCTAGTCGGTTCTGGCGCTTACATTGAAGATCAAGTTAATACTGGAGACACTGAAAGCGTAAATGGCTTTAAGTCCCAGTTTATTAAAGGGAATCTCTTTGCGGACAACGCAATTTTCTCTGATAATAAACTCGATTACTATCAATCATACACATCTAGTTTAGGTGCAGGTAAGTTTATCCACATGGTGGGTGGCGCTCCTTCAGCCGCAATTAATGAGACTTTGAATTACCAGAGTTTCTTAGGCACTGGTGTCAATGCATCAGCAGCATCACCTAGATTTGTTAAGCTAATCGAAGGAACTCGAAATATGTTTAACGGTGCTAATGGAGATGGAAATGGTAATACCACCCAGGAAGCTACTGCTCTTATTGGTGTTACAGCACCTACGAGGACTGGAATGCAAGCTCTTGATGACGAACTAGCGCCTGTTACTATTGCCTGTGTTCCTGGAATTACAGATCAAGATGTACAAAATGGGTTAGTTTCCCTTGCTGAATCCAAAGGTAACTTCCTAGCTGTTTTAGGAACACCTATTGGAATTGGTCAACCTCAAGATGCGATTCAATTCGCCAATGGGACCTCCCCCTATAGAAGTGCTGCTCTAAACAGTTCATACGCTGCTCTCTATTATCCCGCAGTTAAAAAGTTACAAGTGGAGTTTGGTAAAGATATGTGGTTTGATCCAGCTATCTTCGGTGTTAAGGTTATGGCAAAAACTGATACTATTGCTGATGTTTGGTTTGCTCCTGCTGGATTACAGAGAGGTAGGTTAAGTGTCACCGATGTTGAAGTTGATCTAAACCAAGGAGACCGTGATAGTCTTTATGGAAACGGCAATTGCATTAACCCCATTACTAATTTTGGGGCTGACGGAGTTGTTATTTTTGGACAAAGAACTACTCAGAGGCAGCCCACTGCACTTGATAGAATCAACGTAAGACGCTTAATGATTTATATTAAACGCCTTGTCGAGGCTTCAACAAAGAGATTTATCTTTGAGCCTAACGATCCTCTCACACAAGAAAGAATCACCAACTTGTTAACTCCTGCCTTTGCTGATATTCAGCAGAGAAGAGGTATAACATCTTTTAGGGTTATTTGTGATGAGACAGTAAATACTCCAGAGAGAGTTGATAGGAATGAGCTTTGGTGCAAGGTCCTAATTAAGCCTACAAAGGCTGCTGAGATGCTAGTCTTTGAATTAAATGTAACTAATCAAGCAACATCTTTCTAAGATCTAAAAGGAAATAAATTATGGCAGACACAAATTACTTTACAAATAATGATCTCACTCAACGTGACATCATTGAAAATGGAAATACTACTCCTATGATTAGTACTCAACTGGATTCAGTTCGTGCATACCAGTGGGAAGTTGATTTTATTGGTCCCGATGTGGACAATATTGTTAACAATAACCCTGCTGGAATAACGAAAGTATTCACTTTAGGTGCAAAACAAGTTAATGGTATTGGTGCTAGAGTTGAAGATATCGAGGTTAACAGGGTCAATGACAAGGTTTACTTCCCTGGAAGACCTAGCATGGAAGAGTGTACTATTACCTTTGATAACCTCCAAGGAGCAAGACTTGATAAACTTCTTTATGAGATGTTCGGTAAAACTTATGATCCAAGGACTGGTACTGTAGGGGTGGCTGGTGGAGCACCTCCTCTTCTGTCAACTGGAGGCACTTCTAAATTTGAAATCAGAGTTAAGCAGCTTGATGGTCAAGGACAAATTATTAATATCGTGAGACTCTTTGGAGCCTACATGAAGAGTATTGTTCATGGTGAGTACAACTATTCTACAAACGATTTCCATACTATCGAATGTAAGTTTAGGTATGATAATTTCGTCAATACTTATGATGCAACAGGTGAAGTAAGCACAACACCCGTTTAGTATAAGCATTGAAAAAACAAAAACCCGACTCGTTTTTGCGGGTTGGGTTTATTTTTTAGCTATGATATAATATGGACTACTTTACCGATTTACTTGAAAGTTACTCACGCCTAAAACAGCGTAAGCTTGTACTCTTAGAGAAGGAAGGGAAAGAGAAGCCCGATAAAATAATACAGGAGTATACTCCTGAGCAGGTTCTAACGGCTGCTTTAGGAACCCCTGTCTCCACAGAACTTGTAGACATTCCTGGCCTGATCACAAGGGACAAGGATGGTAATGAAAAGGCGGCGCAGGGTTATCAGAAAGCAGCAGCAGAGGGTCAGATGCATGGAGAGGTCGTTGCTGCTAATGCTACTGCTAGGGGTAATAATGCAACAGTTGTTAACGCTGACGGGACCGCTAACGAACCTCATTTTACTACATGGTTCGAAAGAAACTTTGCAGGGAAAGAAGCTATCCAACAAACAGATGGGACAGGGTTAGAGGCTGCCCTAAGCCGTGTAGGTGAATCTTTAGGTCCCATTCTTTCTGACTCAGGTGTAGATGACTCAATACAAGCTACCATTTTTGCTCAAGTCAGAAATATGGTAGGACTAGCAAGTGATTTGGTTATTTCAGCTAGAGACAAGGGGGTGAAGCAACCATGGGCTGGATGGAAAGCTGGAAAAGAGGAAGGCACAGGTAGGTATGTAGGCAGAGGGGAAGACAACTCTGATGACCCTGAGATGACTAGAAGTGTAGGCTCTTACATTTCAGGAAGATCATCGAAAAGTATTGAGTTTCAGATAGCTCATGGAAAAACAGTTGAGTTTGCAGAAGATACGGGAGCGGTGTTTGATACTCTAGCAAAAGATCCTATGCTTATCGAAGGGGCTTTGGATTCCGTGCAAGCCTTTATGGAGTTAGGTAAAGCAGAGGTTGCAGACCGAGAGACAAAATGCGCTCAAATAGGTAAGAGAGTTAAGAGTAAGGGAGATCGTTTAGTTTTCTTCAGGAACGAAGATCCAAATCAGGGAATTGCTATAAAGAGAAGCGAGCTATTTAAATTCGTAGAAAGTCAAATTGAAGAGTCATGCCCTAAGGGAATCCAAGCCATACCACAAGGAGAATACACCCCTCAACAACTAAACGATATGCGTGGTAAGGGGATGGAGCAAGGTTCTATTGCTGTAGGTATACTTCCAAATATTCAAGCTCTTCCTGATGGGGAGCTTAAGGGTAGGCTTTCTTCTATTATGGGTAAGTTGCTACGCAGAGAGTTGTTAAAGGATGAAAGGAAGTTTAGTGCTGCATACAAACAATTGCAAGAGTCTAAGCCTGGAGATGTGGCCTTAAGCTTGAGAGCGTCTTTTGTTGTGGATGCTATAGAACAGCTAAAATTAGAAACGGATACTCCTGAAAAAGCAAGAGCGTTCCTACAAAGGTCTTTTGATATGGAAGCTCCTGTTGTGGCTGCTATTGGATCTAAGTTTACCTTTCCAGTAGGAAAAAAGACTGGGCTTGGTTATGCTGATGACCTAGAGTACACTTTCTTAGATGAAAACTCAGCTAACAACGCTGCTAAAACTATGAAACTTCAAGGTGACGCTGTGCATTCGGTTAAAGTTTCAGATTTGTTAAAAGAGCATGGTGAGTTAGGTTCGGTGTTCAAAGACCTATACTCCTTATCAGATGACGATTCCGTTTATCTGGTTGGAAGTGGACAAAAATCTTATTTCAAAGATGGGACATTGAAATTTGGAGAAACGACTCAGAGAAGCGGTGCTGTTATGGGTGCTTCTGACAACATTGCTCCAGGCTTTGAAGAGGTTACTATGAAGAGATTAGGTATTAACCAACAACAGCTTACTGAACTAAGACAATACCAAACAGAACTAGATCGAATGGATTCCACCTTAGATAGTATTCTCCCTGATGAGGGAACTGTGTCCACAGACTCCAAAGGCAATCAAACCCCAATAAATTCTCAAAATATAACAACCATGGTAAAGGATTACGCAAAAAAACTTAGTTTAAATTCTGATGTTAGGAGTAAGTTAACATCAATTATTCAAGACTACCAAGGAACTGTAACTAATTTAAACGGTCCAGATAACGCTATCCAAAGAACCGAATTAAAAAATGAACTCTCTAGAGTACTAACTGCATCAAAACAATTAAGCGATATGAATAATGAGGATGACACAGAGTTAGCTATGAGGGCTAGAAGAAATTTAGCTTACGCAGTACACATGACTGGTGGAGTTCTTCGTGATGGTATATTAAATAAAAAAGTATATGATGATAATACTGTTAGAGCAGGATCACATATGTCCTCATTAATAAATGCAACAAAAGGGTTATTAAGCATGGATCCAGGTCATAAGGTAAAAGGATCTAAGGGGATGATGAGTATTAATTTAATAGGTCCTAATGGTGAAGCTGTTTCATTCGGATCAGAAAGAACCAGAGAATCCTCAGGTAAAGCTGTAACTAGGAATACAGTTGATGTTAATCTTAAGGCACAGACCCAAGAGAATGGCGTAGGATTAGAAGAAAAAGTTGATATTTCTGATGCAGTAGAAGATAGCTTAATGGTAACCTTTTTAAAAGGTCAAGCCCAACTACTTGAAAAATTATTAGCTAATTCATGAACCACTTTTCTTCGTAGTCCTCTATAATATCTTTTAACTTATATATACTATAGGTTTTAGTAGTTAATGCTTCTTTAATATCTTTAAATATAGTAATAGAAGGTATTAATGTAGTAAACATATCTTTATAAGTTATTACTAATGTATCTTTTCTATCTTGTTTATATATTATCATAGGCACTTTTTTCATTTTCCTTGCATCCTTTTCGCATTGTTCAATGAACTGCCATATCTTTGAATTGTAATCTAGTAGGCTGTAAATTGTTTGATCATTGTATCCTTTTTTGCACTCAATACAAAACTTGAATTTTAGTGGTGTGATTAGATCCCCAGCGACTGTTATGTGTTCAGGAAGTTGGTGTGTTGTAGCAAAAGCCCCGCTCCCAGGCGTTCTATTGAACTCCTTGGTGTCAAACCTCTCGTTTAACATCTTGGCGATCTGACGCTCAAAAGCGCCCCCTTTTGCTTTACTGTTTACCCGCTTCTTTTTTTTCAAATTTTTTAAGTTAACTATATCCTTCATGTACTATTATACCTTGATTCGTTATGACTGAAAACCTTGTATTAAACTTTGACGAATGGAACATAAACCTTACCGACAGGACCAGAAACAGAATGAAACTTCAAATTAAATTAGGCAAAGACGAAGCGTTAGCTTTTAAGAACTTTATGGAGATGGTTAAACCTCCTGAGATTGCTGAATCAGACTTCCTGAAAGGGATTTTCAAGATCGGTGTTGAGACAATGGAGACAAAGCTCATGGAAGCTGTCCAACAACATGCTGAAGAGGAGGGCATTGATTTGTCTAACTCCCTTGACGTAGAGGAGTCCGCTGAACTAGACGCCGCTCAAGAGGAAATTATCGTGCCCGTTATGGGTGAGATGTCTAGCCTTGAGGACAAACCCGCTACAGAGAATACAGATGAACTACAGGCTGATTAAGCTTACAAAAGAGAACGATTTAAATCGTGAGCTACGCAAACAAAAGCAAGAGAGGGGAGAGCTTGCGATTCTTTTTGTCTCCCATTGGGATAAGTATAGCAGCGCACTAGTAAAGAAGCTAGAGAAGCGGTTCTCTTCCCCGAAACCTGGGGCCAAACCTCTTTATATTGTTGATAACTACAATATGCCACACTCTTTTGTTATATTTAAGAGTTTTGTTTTGCCTCAGCTTGTGACTATACGGAAGCATAAGGTCTTCTCGGAGGACTACTTGCCCTCCGTCTACAAATCGCTGGATTTAGAGTAGATCTTTTCTAAGCTCTGTGTAGATGTCAATCTTTTCTGCGTATTTTTTGTTTTTCGTATACATCAGTTTAAGATTGTTGAGTATAATAGTAGTGAAGTAATTGAATGCGTTTCCCATCTCAGGGTTAAAGTTTTTGAGTGTTTTTAGAATAAGTAAAAAGCACTCCTGCTTTGCATCATCTTCGTCTACTTTGAATGAGAATCCAGTTATGATATTTGATATAAGCATATCGAACATCCCAAAGAGTTCATCTTCGTGCTCTTTGGGATCCTGCTTGTAGAGAATGATTAACTTCTCAAACTCCTTATTGTTTATATAATGCTTATTGGTCACAACCTATTATAGATGAATAACTTACACTCAATGTACGCCCTTGATGAAGCAAATGATTTCTGCAAGGAGTGTTCTATACTATCTAAAACTAAACCACTGTACTGTGTAAATGATTATGATCATTTAAAGGCCTCTGACGTGCTTTTTTTATCAGATTCTATTAAATACAGGTTTGGTAAGTCCTATGCCTTTTCTAAGCAAGAGCGCGAAATTATTTCTGAAGTTTTTCCAGGTAGTAGTTACCAAACTGCGGCTTCTGTCAAATGCCCCTCTGTCAAGGAAGCCGATATGTCTCCAACAAATATGGAGGCGTGTAGGAATTTCCTTGAGGCTACAATAGATAAGGTAAAGCCGCGCTTGGTGTTTGCCTGTGGTAATTTAGCAATGAAGATGCTTATTAAGAAGAGTGGAATCACTAGCAAGCGAGGTAAATCTTATGAGTTTTCAACTGATGACGGGCATACTTGTATCGTTGTTCCTATTTTTCATCCTTACTCTGTGGTTAAGGAGCCTAGACATAGGATTCTCTTCGAAACGGATATCCGCAATGCGTATGAGAAATATGTACTTGGCAAAACGCACGAAGGGAAGCTCGAATACAAAGTATTAACTGAGATTCAAGAGGTCCGAGAACTCGCAGAAAGACTCAGAGATACTGATGAGACTTTAGCCATGGACATCGAAACCACAGGCCTTAACTTCCTTACGGACAAAATTCAAACTATTGCAATCTCATCAAGGGAAACCAATTGGGTCATACCGTGTGACCATAAAGACTCTCCATTTAAGACTGATGAGCCTGATTCAGCCTCAATGTGGGTTAATCTAAAGAGAATACTTGAGAACCCCCGCAACAAGAAAGTGTTTCATAATGCTAAGTTTGACCTCAAGTTCCTTTTGAGCTATGGTATCCACACAAAGAATGTATGGGACACTAAGATTATGCACCACCTTCTAGATGAGAACCTACCTAAGAGCTTGATGGATTTGGTTAAGCTCTACTTTCCTACCGAGCTTGAGAGTCTATAATGCTGACGATTAACAATCCTAGTAAGTTTGATTGGGCTAATATGTCTCTATCTGATTGCTGTGAGGGCAATGCGATGGACTCTTATTTTACCTTAAAGCTCTTTGACCTTGTAGAGGAGAAGTTGGGTGAGTTAGACGTTCTACCCTTCGTGACTAAGGTACTCCCTGATGCCTTGGGAGCTTTTGCTGATATGGAGCATGAAGGTTTGAATGTTTCCGAGCAGCGCCTCACTACCTTGGCGAAGGAACTAAAAGAGCTAACTTTAAATCGTGAAGATTCGTTGTATCATTTTGATCAGGTTCTTAAGACAGACAATTTATCTTCCAATAATGATTTGATTGACATCTTTTACCTTAGAGAAGGGTCATTTGAATTTTACCCTCCCGATAAAACCGCAAAGGGGTCTCCGTCTGTTTCGGCTCCTACCTTGAAGGTATTACTAGAACAGATCAACGAAGAGTTAGCAAAAAGATCATGAGCGCGAAATGGCAACACAGAGATGAAGGCAAAAAGATTAGCAAAAGTGTTATCAGAGCCAAGTCTACAGAGGAATTACAGAATGCATCTAAGTTTATCCAGGGGCTACTTGATCTGAGAAAGGCAGAGAAGCTACAAAAAACTTATATCCATGGAACTAGCAACGCTTTAGATTACAACGAGACTGATAAGCTTTATGTAGATTATAGGTTAGACGGGACAGCGACAGGTAGACTCTCTTGTGCTGCCTACAACGCCCAGAAGCCTATGGGAGTGTCTTTCCACACCTTACCAAGGGAAACAACCACAAACATTAGGAGTATGTTTGTGGCTCCGAAGGGCTCCGCTTTTATTACCGTGGACTACTCCGCAATGGAGTTGAGGGTATTGGCTCACATTGCAAAGGAAAGTAGTATGCAACATGCTTTCAATTCTGGAGCGGATCTGCACACATATACGGCTCGTCTCTTGTTTAATAAAAAGAACATAACAAAAGAGGAGCGTCAGATCGCTAAGACCGTCTCCTTTCTTATTGTATATGGAGGGGGGGCGTTTAATCTAGCCGAGACTATGCGTATTCCTATGGATAGGGCTGAGGGCATAATCAAGAATTACCAACGAGTATACCCAGGTATATTTCGTTACATGGAGCATGTAAATGAGTTTATCAAAGATAATGGGTTTGCTTATACTATATTCGGTCGTAGGCGGAATCTATGTGATGTTCGCAGCAAGGATCGTTCGGTCGTTAATAGAGCCTTAAGGCAAGGTCTAAATTTTACTATTCAAAGCTCTGCGTCTGACATTCTTCTTTGTGGTTTGATTGGCGTATCCAAAAGGTTAAAGATAGCTAATCTGGATGCCCGTGTAGTCGCAACGGTCCATGACAGCCTAGAGATTATTTCTTCTGAAAAAGATCTAGATAAGACAATAGAGATTGTCTATGATGAACTAGTTAATTATCCCCATCTACGAAACCTCTTTGGTATTAACTTTGATGTGCCTTTTGCGGTAGATTTAGAGGTAGGTCGATCTTTCGGGGATGGTCAGGATGTAGAAATTATAGATGGCAAGCCGACTAATATAGATCAGATACGAAACTATTTATGCGAACACTAATTTTAGGAGACATTCATGTATCCAACAAAGACTCTAAACTACGCGAAGCTCAAGAAAACTGCATTAGAAAAATTTATGATGATGTAAAACCCGATGAGGTAATTCAACTCGGTGATTTCTTAGATTTTCGTAAGCCTTCTCCAGAAGCTTTGCTCTCTGCTAAGAGAATGATTGATCATTGGAGCGTTAACTCAGATGTATATATTCTAAGGGGCAATCATTGCGCCAGCACAAAGGCCGACGATGGCTTGACAGCCATGAGTCTTTTCGATAAGCCTACCACTCAGGAAATTCTACCTTATTCCAGAAATAGAAGACACAAAGTAAAGGTTATAACTCATACTTGGTTTGACCACAGGACAAAAAGGGCCTTTATTCCGCACTATGAAAATGAAGAACGCATTAAAGAAAAATTGGCTTCAGTTCCTACAGGTTATACTGTATTTGGTCACTTTGGTTATTTCGGTTGTCTTAATTCCGTTGGTGACCATGATTTTGATATTAATATTAACTCTTTTAGCAATACTACTTTTTTGGGTCACATTCACAGACATAATCAACGAAAAGTTAAAGTTAACGGAACGGAAGAGCAGGTTATAATTTTAGGGACTCCATATACCACAAACTTTGGGGAGTCAGGGAATGAGCACTACTACGCATTGATAGAAGACGGTGAGATCAGTATTCATAAAATTGATCACGGTCCCAGGCATCTGTTACTTAAAAACAGTGAAGTTCCTACCAGCATAGATGTTATTAATGATGCTAATTATCATACTATTTTAAGAATTGTTCTGGATGCTGGGGAAACCCAAGCTGATTTGGATTTAGTAAAAGCTCACTCCGTAAATATTAAATACTCCCCAGCGTTCAATGAGGAGGTAATTTCAAATTACAAACCCAATAGAGATCTTTTTAGGTTGAATGATGTGGTCATCGAAGACTATATAAATTCAGCTAACGCATTGATAGAAAAGGACAAGCTAATGGAGGGGTATAACTTATTAAAGTATGAAGATTAAATCTATACAGATTCAAAATTTCTATTCTTTTGAGTCCACTACGGTAGAATTCGATCAGTTTAACAATCTGGTTCTTGTTAAAGGGCAAAATAAAGATGCAGGGGGGTCAAACGGCGCAGGGAAAAGTGCGTTCATAGAAGCCATTTATTTTGGACTAACAGGAAAAACTATAAGGAAAAGTACCGAAGATTCTATTGTA